TCCCTACGAAAACTCTCTTTATCGGCTCAATGTTGGTAAAGAAATATCTTACCATATCCATGCCATGTTCGTTTATTCCGTCCTTTAGTGGTGTGTCCATGTGTGATTTCTCTGGATAACGATACCCCTCAAAGTCCTGTATAATTGGTGCACAATGAACTTTGTCAACGTGGATACGTCTAATACCTTCTGCATTACAGAGGATACTTCTTACGTGGTTTACACTATTTTTAATGTCAACTGCTTGTGAGTCAAGTGTGTAGTAAATATCTTTTCCAAGTATCTTACTCAGAACTTGGTAGTCACTCATACCTGCCGCACCTTGCATAGCCCTACCTGCTGGATCACCGTAGTATCTCACCACCTTGTAAGGCTTCTCTTTAATCATATTTCCTAATTCTGGTGTAGTGATATTCTTTTCATGTGCTATACAATCAATGAGGTAGAAGTGTTTGACACCACCCTCATAAGCTATCTGCCACCACCCAACAGCAGGCATTCTGTACCCAACATCCATCGCACAATATGTTGGCTTGTTTGGATCATAAGGATAAGTTCCTGTGTCCGTCTCTCTTTTAAATTTGTAGACCATACCAGCGAAAGAAACAAACTTAGCACAGTACTCTTGACTCCACTCTTCTTCCGACATAGTCGCTCTGGCTTCTTTTAAATCCTCATCTTCGTATCCATCAGGAAACATGATGTTGTTCTGCCAAGTTGGACTGTTGTAACTAAACCAGTTATTGTTTACTTCTGGAAGAATGTATCTATCATAGACCCAATTGAATCCTTCTGGCGTAGTGATAAACAAAACATCTCCTTTTCGATCTGAAACAGTAGCACGTAGATATTTGTTGTACAGGTCTTCCTTGATCTTAGCAGCTTCATCAATCACGAGTAAGTCAAGCCCCTCACCAACTAAGTTGTCAGGGTTGGTAGCTGACTTCGCCTCAAACGTACTGCCCCATGCAAAGTTAATGAACTGATCCTTCTCTGACTTACGAAGAATCGGCATCTGATGTTTAGTAACACAGTCAGCATAGACTTCCCTGAATACTTTATCAGCAAGAGAATATGTTGGAGCGACAATCCACGCACGCTTATCTTCCTGCAATATTACTGATTCAATCTCTTTTGCAGCAGCAACGGACTTTCCCCATCTACGACCACAGATAAACACAACGAATCTTTTAGTCCCTGTACCAAAGTGTAGAACCTTCTGACCATCATGAGGCTCATAACCAAAGCCCTTGAATATCTTTTTCTTATACTCAATTGATGTCTTCATTAACGGTCTTTCTTAGTTTTTTAATACTGTCCTTAACTTTGTCTCTGCTAACAACGGTTGTTCTAAAATACGCTCTACCTCGCCTTGATTCACCCATATACTGTTCTGCACTTTTAATAAAATCATCAGCATCATCAGCTAATTTATCTATGTATTTTATGAACTCTTTTTCAATCAAAATTTTCACCTCTCTTATATTATATATATATTATATACTATTAGTATTATTAATATAAGTACTTCGTACTCTTATATATTACTATTAAAAGAGGAATCCCCAAAGACTTCTTTCTCTTTTTTTTCTAATCCTTTTAACCATGCTCTCCTTTTCTCTGCCGTAGGCTTTCCCGCTCCCATAAGCGGATAATCAACAGCATTCGCACGTTTACGAAGTTCATAGTATTGGTTCTGTTCTGATGATTCACCTCGTTGTTTTACCCTTTCTTTAGCTTTAACCTTCTCTTCTTTAATCCTATCAGTAATGATATCATCAACATTGACTCGCTCCATAGCTTCTTCAAACTCAGCATCAATAACATCATCAGTGTCTTCAATAACAACTTCTGACATAGCTTCTTGAAACTTCTGATATGGACTATCAATTCTAATGGTGAGGGTATTACTAATCTTTTCATGCAGTTCAAGGACTAACTTCGCAGCAGCTACAGACCCACTGATAGCTTCATCCATCATGGATTCTACTACGTGAGTCAGTTTATGGCTTGCTGTATCCATATACATATCCCAAATCATTGACTTATACAATGGGTTCTTTAGTACCTTGCTCACAAGAGCAGGAGCACAACCAAAAGACTTTGCAATCTCTTTATAAGTTAGTTGAGGGTTATTCGTATAAATTTTAATTATTCCACACTCTGTTAAGCTCATGTTCCCACTTAACGCAAGTGCCTTCATATCTTTGTTCACATGATTTCCTTTATTTTGAGCCAACATAAGGAGTCGAACCCTAATCTTCTGGGTACAAACCAGTGGTAATAGCCATTATACTACATTGGCAGTAGATGTAATATACGACATGATACCCTATACAAGTCAAATTAACAATATTATTCAAATAATCAGGGGTTGTACTGGTCAAATTAGAATTAATAATTTTGGATGAGGAGGCTATGCCTACTACTGCCAAATTGTCATACCCCCCTACCCCTTCATAACCTGTTGGTTTTATTGGACTTATGAGAATGGCATGGTTATTGCCAACATAAATGTAACAGTTTGTAACAACATGACCTGCCAGGATGTCATATAATTGTGGCATGATATTTGTTGAGTAAAAGTGTGCCGATATGGCATAGTTTCAGCCCAATTCTATGGCATGATATTTGCCTACTGACATTTTGTACTGAATTAATGGCATGAATTTTTGGCACAATTTTTGCCCTACTGACAAATTGTCTTGGCATGGTTGTTGCTATGTAAATATCACTTGGCATGATGTTTGCTGTAAGTTGTAACAACTTGTAACAGTTTAAATAGACCTTGTGAGATTGTTGGAAATGTCTTACATTAAGGCATGGGAAAAACCGATAAAATAACACCAACAAAAACAGTCATAGGAGTGCGTTTAAAATGAAAATTACATATTGGAAAATTCAAAACCAAATAGCTGACGAAACATATAGTATCCGTGCAAGAACCAAGGAGGATGCTATTGAGCAACTGATAGGAAATGATTTGATAGGTGATTATCGTGACCCTGAAACGGGAATCATAACAGTAGAAAAAATTACTATTGAATATATAGATGCTATAGATTTAATTAGGGCATGTTATTCCACGGGTAACGAAACCCCTGTAAAAAAAATTAGATTGAATATATAGATATGAATAAAAAAACATCTCATAAATCAATATGTAAAATGATTTTAACACTATCAATAGTGACAAGTTTAATAATCATATTTGTTCAGGGAATTACACATATAAGATAACTTCATTAAACGAGTGATTTATATAAATGGTTTATATGAATCCCCAATTAACAAAATCAATAAATTCATGAAAGGAATTTATAATGTTAAAGAATCCAAAATACAGGGAAAAGGAAACCGTACTATCATTTAGACCTAATAAGGATGGAAAATTCCCTATTAAATCTTATCATGTCCCAAAAGTGCAAAAGATGTTAAAAGATGGGATAATTTTCAATCACGGCAAACAGAATGAAATCAGAAAACAGAATAATCTGCCGTTGAATGACTACCCTTCAAAAGCTGAAATGGATTTCATGATAGATTGCGATTTTAGAAGGCAATATACAGTGTCTTTGCCACTTGGTGTCTTAATGATGTCAAATACTTCACAGATGTTTTATGAGATCTGTGAGGAACTACTTGAAAGCTGTTTAAATGGTGAAATTGGAAAAGCACCATATAACAGGAATGAAAATGAATTCGTGCAAATGAAAACCTCGATACAAGTTAGCAAAGTTTTGAAAAAGAATTTAACAACTGTGTCAAGAAAATCAGATGCCCGATTTTTCAATGAGATAACAAAAGCGATTCATTCATTTGCTGATTTTTGCAAAAACCTGGAAACACCAACCAATTCAAAAATCGATGGAATAAATGATCTGATTAAAATATCAATGACATCCATCATGACAGAGATTGAGGCACTTTATGAGATTTTCAAAGGCGATAAAAAAGAAAAAGCAGAATTGCCTATTGTGAATAATGTCGAAGATGCCTCGCAGGATGCCCCCCCTGTCACAAGAGCAAAAAAAAGATAATTAACTCTTAATTAACTAATATCTCCCCGAATT